CGTGGTATATAAACTGAACAGCTTGCTTAGCTTGTAGTTTATACTCTTTCATGGTTTTATGTACAGCGCCATCGGGAAACCTCAATACCTCAACGCTATCTCCTTCATTAATCTGTATGTATATGAAGGCTTCCGTTATGTATTTTTTGATATCGTGAGTTACAATGAGCTGTTTGATTACCTCAAGGTCAGCATCGTTTGGTTCTCTACTTACAAATATCTTTTTGTTTGGTCTCATATTCAAATTTAAAGAAAAACCCCCAGTAAAAAACTGAGGGTTTTACAATGAAAACAAAAAGCACAGAGATAAACTACGCCTGATAAATCAAATATAATCATTATTATCGTCCCACTCATAGCTAATGGTTAAAATAAATAAGTGTAAACGAAATGTCCAGTAGTTAAATTTTTCCTCTGGCGGGAAGAGCTCGAACCCAAGCATAACCCCTTCGTGAGGCCATCTAAAAGTGATTATAATCATTAGAACAGATGTGTTAGCCTACACACTTGTCCGAATGTAGGGTGGTGAATAAAACCCTCAACGGCTTTAGGGGCGTGCTGGTAACCTTTTCTATGGTGCCATGAGTCTGTGCCACTAGGACTACGCAAAGACTCCACTGTGACGCCTATATAGTCTTTAGATGATTTGTGATGCACATGGTGTGTGTATAGATACCTGTGTTTTGATGCTGACCATTCATTTTTAGCCTCTACAGCCATAAGTAGTGGAAGGTCTTGTGACTTCGCGCCATCTCCGTGCGTAGTTCCTATAAGGTTTTTACCATACAGCATGTACTTACGATGGGATATTGATGTATCAAAGGTTATGTTTTTGCAATTGTTAAACCAAGTTCTAATGACATCGGCTAGGAAAAATCCATTAGTGTAGTCGTGGTTTGAAGGGTTGTACATAACGTGAACGTCAGCTATAGTTATCAGCATTTCAATCACATCAACGTACAGCTTCTTGGCTTTGAGAAAGTTCTCGTACCACATACCATCGGTATCTTGAGGTGTGCCTGATGTTGTCGTCCTATGAGGTGTATCGATGTGCAGGATATCGTTACCTATGATGAGCGCTATCTTTTCAATGTTCCAGGCGGAAGATTTATCAAGTATTCCTTGAACCCCTTCAAGAACTCTTTTAACAGCTATCTCTGAGTTATAGTCTTCACCGCTTTCAAATGCCGTTGCTAGCTTACCTATGTGAACATCTGCGGGGTCAATGACTAATAGATGCGGTTCTTTGGATTGTGTTCTTAAGATGGTTGGGTACAACGGAGCGTACTGCTTCATCTCATTGAACAAGTCATCGGCAATACTCTTGACTTGTATTATTTCGGGTCGCACACGAACGGAATATTCTTTCGTCTTGTCCCAGTATTCAATGACTGAATCAAAGTCTATTCCTCTTAATTTAGCGTGGTGTGCTAACCCTCTGTGTCTAAACTCTCTAAGTTCTTTTAGCTGTTGCTCGTTTAGATATATTCTGTAGGGAACCGAGCTTTTTTTATCTGGTTTAAGGTGAGATATATCTACACCCATATACGAAGCTTCTTCCGCAGATATTCTTACCCTTCTTTTACTCATGGTCGCATTATCTTTTTTATCTCACGGATGTCGTAGATAACGCTGTTGAGGGTATTCTGTCCCTCTTCAAAATCGCCGTCAACAATATCTTCAAAAGCGTCACTTAGCTTTCGATGAATCTTATCGAATGATTTGTTTAAGTAGTTGAGGCGGTTTTCTGATGACATTTAATCTAGGTACCATAAGAAGTTCTTCCCTAGAACAGGGTCGAACTGCGCTATAGCACGATAGATTGCACGTGAGTTTTTCCTAACACGTTCTCTCTCTGTTTTTGTAGAGTCCGTGCCTAAATAACAGTACATTTTTGTATCGTATTCTAGCAATTTATTTTTCTTTTCTTTATTGCTTACTGACGAAGTCATTACCTCGTCAATAAAGTCATTTACATTACTCATTGATAAATTGAATTAGATTGGGTTTGAAGTATTCCGAGCCTTTCATAACCTTACCGTCACTGCGGTACAATGGTTTTCCATTCTCAAGCTTACTCATGTTGGAGCGATGTACTTCATCATACATATCTTCAACAATATCTTGTATGCCGTGGGCAATAACCATTCCGTTTAAAACGTACAAGAGGTCCACGATTGCATCGCAAACCTCAAGTAAGTCGCCCTCTTTACATGCTTCAAGATATTCCGTAAGCTCTTCAGTCATAAGCCTATGACGTAGCTCGTATTCCTCTTGTTGGATTAGCGTAGGTTTTTTACTGCGTATAAGGTTAAATGCCTTATTGAATTCAGCTACGCTTGCTATTTTATTGTCCACTTATGTAAGGATATTTGGCATCAATATCGAATTTATTTGGTATATCTGCAAATAAATCCTCAAATTTTTCTCGTATCTCTTTGATATTAGAGTACTTACGAGTGTTCTCATTAGCGAGGTGCACCAGTTCATGTATGATTCCTTGGTCGGATAGTGTATCGATGTGACTTAGGTTTTTAACGAAGCTCATAAAGCAAGCGAAGTGCAGTACTCTGGAAATAGATTGAATAAAATCCACATCACTCATATCGGTAAACTCTTCGTAGTGCATCCTTAGAAGCGATGGATTGTATTTGTATTCTTTATTCCCTATTTTGTATTTGTTTTGCAATGGTGACATAAAGCTCATGTATTTTGTCGTGCATTTTATCTTGGTCAGTCTTCCATTTGTATATCTCTGTACCTAATTTCTTTCTGCCCTTGTAGTCAATTTCTATTTTCATTGAGTCACCCGATATGGGCACTCGATAGATGAATATCTTTTCCTTGAAACATATTCTTGTAGCTTCAGCGAAGCCTATGTAATCAGAACCTACATTTTTCATTGTTCCATTTTTTACCAAGTTTATTGATGAAGTCAACCAATTTTGTCGGTATCTCAGCATCGTACCATATTTTATTTATGTAATACCTTGTTACTGAGCATCGATTCAATGGTATGCTTGTCGCTCCTATAACCTCATCGCTGTACTCAACTTTGAGGGCTATACCGTGATTGGTGTGCCAGCTATCTACAAGTCGCTCTAGCAGTAGCCTTTGTCCTGTTGGTATTTTATTGCCGTACTTTTTTGTTTCAATCAGAATGAGTATGTCATTATCAAACTCCAAGACGCAGTCAATATCTGTAGGGTGAATTTTTCCGTTTTGTACTCCTGTGAAGTCAATCGCTTTGACTACTTCTCTTGGGTCTCTAATTAAGCTCATTAGAATGCATCGTTAAGGTTAGCAAATTCATCGTCAAGTATCTTAGCCTGCTTGTATGGGTTCTCTTCCGTGGATATCCAATTCTCGTTATCCCACTTCGGTTCTCCAGCTTCTATCTTGGTATACCTTCCGTTATTTACGTTGTAATAAAAGTTTGTGTGCGCTTGGTTTTCCCCGAGGTTAGAGAACTTTACCTTGAGTACTTTTAGCTTCACTGTGCCCATGTCATAGTCTCTATGAACTAGTAGTCCGTGTGGTGACATATCGTAAAACTCACCACCACCCTTCACATCGTAGAACGTAGGCTCAAGTAGTTTACCCTTGTCGTTCTGAGGTTTCGTTGGGTGTGCTATTAAGATAACTAATACATCGTTCTTCTTGCAAAAGTTATCAATCTTATTTAGGTATTGATTGGTGTAATCGTTGATAGATAGGTTGATGTTTTCCTTGTCTTTTACCTTGTTGTATGGGTCAATGACTAGGCATCTTATGCCTATTCTCTTTACAAGTTCCTCTCCTTTAGCCAATACTTTATCAAGGTCATACCCATCATCAAAGTCCATAAAGAAAAAGTTTTGGTCGATGTGATTAACACACTTTTTCCAGTGCTGCTCTTTGGTCTCTTTGTACTTTGGTGTCTTTCCGTAGAGTTTGCGTATGAGCTTATCTACGTGAAGGTATTGAGGGAAGTTCTCTACTGATGCGTAGGCAGTCTTCCATCCGTACATCATGTTGTAGCCTATGGTCATTTGGTCAACCCAATCACTTTTACCGCTTGATGGGAATCCTGTGACTACTATGAACTGCTTGGTGTATGTAGAGAAGATGTTGTCAAAATCCGATATACCAATCTTGTACCCATTCTGAATACCATTCTTGTAGAAGTCATCAAGTTGTGTTTCCATATCGGATACACGGATAACGTTGTCTATAGGGCAAGGTGATGCCGTTGTAATGACTTGCGCTAACGCTTCTTTACCATACTTGAGTAGGTATTCATTAGCATCTTTGCAGTCCTTTAGGTCGCATAGGTATACTTTATCCGAACCAAACCTACGAATCAGTTCACGCTGACCATTCTCTCCAGCCTCATCGTTATCTACAGCAAGGTAGATGCGCTCTTTATCCTCAAAGTAGTGGTAGAAGTCGTTGAGGTAGTCTAAGTTTATTTGCCCTGTGGCATTAAATCCATTAGGTACGCTAACCACATTGGTTACTCCAGCCTCGTGGAACGACAATGCATCAACCTCTCCTTCAACGATTACACAGGTGTCTTTACCTGCGATTGAATTGATGTTGTAAAAGGTCTTTTGCGCGCCCTTGTACATCTTAAAGTTCTTCCTTGCATCTCTGTACTTTATGTTTATAATCTCCTCGCCTACGTAGTAGTTAAACATAATTACATTGACTTCTTCACCTACTTGCGGCATAAACTCTTTGCCATTGGTCACTCCAAATGATTGTATCGTTGCTTCGGATACACCTCTTTTGTTGAAGTATTCAGTGACTTGAGAGATGACCGTAGACTTTTCTTTCTTTGGTGGTACTGCATACGAAACTCCAGTTGATGCCTTTTGATAGGTGTGTAGTTGAACTACTTCACCGCAGTGCTGACAAGTGCCAAGACCACGCTCCCAATCAAGCATAAGACACTTTTGATTCTTCTTTTTGCGATTGTGTGAACACTTTGGGCAGGTCGATAGCTTTGCTTTAGTGTCGATATTGTAGATGTTGAACTCATCTACCTCAAATCCGTTTATCTCCATTTAGATTAGCGTTGTGAAGTCAAAGCCCGGCTTATCGAAAGCTGCTTTGTCTCGTTCGTATTCTTCTTTGCTTCCTGTTTTCATTGCTTGCCCTTTCCACTTCCATTTGTAAGTACCGAGGGACTGATTGGCATCTTCGAGATTGTATTTCACCCAATTGACAAAATGAGTTTTAAAATCGCGAGGGGTGCGCTTAAGGTCTTGTGTGATA